CTAACTGATTTCTATTCTCTCCCACTCTCTCCCGCGATCGTTCCTGTATTGCGCAGCCATGCTATCAGACTTATGTCCGAGAAGGTGCTGCGCAAATCTTTCGCCATACTGTTTCTCATAGAGCCTTGCAGACAGGCTGCGTATCTCATGAAATGTTGGCGGTTCTCCGCTGAAAGAAAGTCCAGATTCCTTGCGTGCGCGCATAAAATACCTTGATACCGTCCCTGATGAAAGCGCTTCGCTTCGTGTAGAGGAAATTATTGTTTCTCCTTGCGAAAGTGATTTACATCTCTTCAGCGTATCTGAAAGCGAAAGGTTAGCTGCATCAAGTTTAATCGTTACCGGTATCGCCAGTTTTACTCCTGTCTTTTGTTGTTGTACGTGTAGAAATCCTTCTGAAATGTCAACCCATTTCATTGCACAGATATCACTAACACGCTGCCCGGTAAGTAATGCTATCTCCATAGACAGTTTCACCCATGGCGGCTGCTTCCCGGCAGCATCATATATTTTCATGAATTCATCGGTGGTTAATCTGACCCTTTTAACTTCAGATTTAGCGGCCCTTGTGGCCGTGACTGGGTTTGAGTGTATGAAGCCTTCAGCTATAGCTTCTCTGAAAATGTCACTCAACGTCGATCTGATTAACTTTGATGTGGCCGACTTTCCTTCTGAAACATAATCATTGAGTATGGTGGCAATATCCCTGGTTGTTATATCTGACAATGGAATGTCCTGAAACCGCTCCTTTATGGCTCTTATTTTGCTTCTGTAATCAGCAAGTGTTTTAGGCCTGAGTCCTCTGACTGATATGATGCTGTCATATTTTTCCAGCCATGCGTGCATAGTCATTGCATCTTCATTATTGATCCGCGACGTAAGACTTTTTCGCTCAGCGCTGGAAAATAACTCAATGTTCGCCTGAACTGCTTCTGTTACTGCGATTCTCCGGTCGCGACCTAACCCAAACTCCTTACCCGTCCTTGGGTCTCGATAGCAATAATAACCGTTGTTCCTGATATACAAGTTTGGAGGCAAATCACGGCGTTCATGGCTTCGCCTTCTTCCCATCTCTAATCCTCTTCAAAAGTCTGCCTGTTGGCTTATTTTTAACGTCGATTTTTACTGCGTTCTCATGAAACAGATACTCCCTCCCATCCTTAAGTGGAGGAGGGGAGATTCGACACTCTCTAACCCAGCGTCGAACTGTCTCAAGGCTTCTTGGCCTTGGCTGTCGCTGGTTCCATTCTGGAAGCGTTAAGTACATCGCATTACCTCTGCAAATTCACGCAAGAAAAAACCAGCGCAAGGCTGGTTATTGGATATCTTGAGAAATGCACAGGCCTCATCGAGTGTGAGGCTGTGTGATTCCATGGTTACTCCACAGCTTCTTCTTCAACTTCATTCGCGATGTCGTAGAATTTCCCGTAAGTTATTTTCTTGAAGCTGTCAGGGATAACAACTTCGCCATGCCTCTCTTCTTTGTTATTTGGTATTGCAAAAATAAGACAATCATTGCGCTTCGGGTGCTTACAGCCATACGTTGATAACATAACGAAACCAAGTCCACGGCCCGATTGACCACCAATTCCTGTACGCATAATCCCGTAGTGGTTGGTTATGTAGTAATTCCATTCAGGCAAGGATTTTAGCTTGGCGTTAGCGTTATGCATGATTGAATCCAGCTCTTTGTTGTATGCGCGGCCTTCCTTTGTGTTTCCCTTTCCTCGCGCTATCACAACTCTCTTCCCGTCCCAAAAATCCTCGCGTTTGATTGTTATCTGGCATGGGAATTCATATCCTTTTTCCCAAACGAAACTTTGCAGCAAGCCACCTCCACCACCCCAATTACGAGTTGTTGTCCATGCTATAGCACCAACCTGTTCTGCTGCGGCTGGGAGGATAGAATTACGTTGTTCGTTAATGGTATCGTATGAACTGATAAGTTCCTTAACATCATCACCTTCAACCATGTAGTAATCGTAATACTTGCTCTGGTCTGACATTATCTATCTCCAATAAAAAACCCACCGTAGCGAGTTCAGATAAAAGAAATCCCCGCGAGCGAGAGGATTGTTATTCATTGCCGATATTCACCTTTATCGCGAATACCTTCACCAGTTTATCGCCGAAGTGGGGATGTGTGATTGTCTTGATTTCATATCCGTCGTACGGAACATCAATTCTGCGACTGGAATCGTCGCGCTTTGGATATCCCTTTGTGATAATCAGTCGGTCATACTCGCGGAACATAATTCGCTTATTCCAGTAGTCATTACACAGGCGATACTCTTCCGTTTTCTCTCCGCGAATCATGGCATCGAAGTATACACCTTTAACGGCAAGTTGCAGGTTAGCCACGGTTAACCTCCTGCTTCGGTGCTGCTGGCATTTCACGCCAGTGCGTAACTGAGTGCGGATCCGGATATTCGGTGCCATCATCCCAGCGATTGCCATTCCACATTGCAGACCACATCTCACCGTCTTCATACATGACCATTACCGGAATTAACTTATCCGGCATTCGCTCACTACAGCTTATCCAACCATCCGGAGTTACCGGAGAGTTGCCACCCTGAACAGTAGGCATATCCGGACCTTTGCGAATCGCCCTGGCAAGATCGATTGGGTCGTCGTACAACCAGTCACCTGTTTGCGGATGATTGGCTTCTGCCAATTGTGCAGCCCACTCCAGGCCGTCTTTGTGTCCTTGCAGATAGTCCAGCGGTAACTCATCACTATTACTTACAGGTTCGGCCTGAAGCATGGCGGCGCGATAGGCGTTCCAGCCGACAGCTTTTCCGTGTTCAAACGCGCTGTCAAAGTCATCATCAATTTCCATCGCAGCGGGCACAGATACCGGCGCTGGCGGGGAGGCGAGCATGGACATCAACGCGCAGATGGTGTCCTCGCTGATTTCAAACATACCACTAGCGTTCTGCGTCGATTCCTTCAGGTATTCTATTAACTGCTCTTTAGTGAAGGTGCTCATGGGTTAGTCCTCAGTATCCAGAGTACGCGCGGAGTGATGCTATTCTCGCGGTGATATCATTGATGATTTCTTCTACCACCACTGCGTGCTCATGCTCATCACGCAAGACGTCAAGGGCGCTGTCTATTTCACGGAGCATAGCCTGCTGCCATTCAATATCTTCTGATTCCGGGATTTCGTATTTCATACTCACTCTCCTTTTCACTGCTGCCCATACGCTTGGATGGCTTTCTCAAATCCTGCTTGATCATCTGTCTGACCGTAACTAAAACCATGCTGGAGACCATGACGGAACGCGCTATCATGCAATTTGTCAGTGGCTTGGAGTTTCGCCTCCAGCTCAGCGTTGCGCCTGTCTTTGGATTCCAGCTCATCCAGCAGCGCCAGTACGGTAGCCGGATTGGCTGCGGCGATGAATTCAGCATTGGCCTGCTGTTCCATTTGGAAATCTTCATCGAAACCGCTTTCTGGATGCGCTCCTTCAATTCTGCAAATGGGAATATATCCAGCAACTTCACGATGAATTAGCGCATCATCACCATCAAATCGGCCCTCTCCATATTCGAGCGACCACTCGCCACACGTTGCTTTTTCTGCCTTAGCACGCAGTGCCTGATAATCAATCTGGCTCACTGGTTGCCTCCTGCTTTTCTGCCTTCAACACCATGCGAGAACCATCATCCAGCTCCCACGCGATCTCACCACCTTCAGCCATGACCAGTCGCCACACCAATTGAGCAGCCTCATTGGTAACATCACGACCTGGATCATTGCCAACGCGCATACGTCCACCTTCAACATCGCGCATTTTTGCCAGCATGATAGTTTTTGATAGCGGTGAAAAACCAAGCTGTAGTCGTGCTGAATTACTCACTGGTTGCCTCCTTTACGCCACATCGCATTCAGATATTTGTTTTGTTCACTGACGGAAAAGAATTTCTCTTAAGCAATTCCTCTCTCGATGGCATTGGCTTTACGCGTTGGCGAATAATCATTTCTGCCGGAAGAATGCCGGGATTGTATGCAAGTCCTCTCATGATAAATTCCTCAGTCATTACTGATAGCGCCATAGCGTGATCGATAATTACGCAGGCGCGGGTCGATATATTCAGGGAAGTGGGTATATGTGGCTTTGCGGAATGGTCGGATTGATGTCTGGTAAATTCGCTCGCGTTCTTCTTTCTCTGCAAGCCATATACAGTGGCGAAATTCCTTTTCCTCTTTCGTTTCCTGCGGTAGTGACATTATCAGGTCGTAGTTTTTTCTGAATTTATCCAGCACCTCCGAGACGGAATTGCCGGAACAGCGGCGCGGGTCATTCGCACCATACATAGGCGCTGGCATGTTTTCACCTGGTGATTATTTAGCTAACTTTTTCCAGATTGCTGAAACGTATTTGGCTTGGTGAATGGCATCATCAAGCGCGTTGTGTCGAGTTCCTTCGAATGGCATATCTCGTTTAGGGTCGAACCCAATTGCCTTTCCAAGCTCGACGATGGTTCTGACGTCGCGGTCATTCCACCACTGCCAGGGCGCTTGGTGCCCGGCCAGAGCATAACTATTTCGTAGAATCACACAGTCAAATGATGCGCCATTTCCCCAAACCTGAACGAATTTAGGGTTGGCGTGCTTTGCGATAAAGTCTGATAACCATGAAAGAGCCGTTGAAAGCTCTTGAGTGTCATTGGTTAGCGATTTTCTGGCATCTTCTCCCTGTTCCATCCACCATAAAATTGTTGAAGCATCAGGACGCGCCCGGTATCGCATTGATGACTCGAGCGAGATATTAACCGAGAAGTCTTCTCCTGTTTCTCCAGTTTTCAGATCAAAGAATACTGCCCCAATCGAAATAACGGGCGCGTATGGCCCGTTGCCCATTGTTTCAAGGTCAACCATTAAATGATTCATGTAAGTCCTTAAATTGCGTGAATAGCGTGACGAGGGAAGGGGAGAGTTACTGGTGCAAAGGGTATATCATCATCAAAATCCATCGGTGGCTCGTTATGTTGTATTGGTGATGGTTGCTGCTGTGGTATCTGTGACTGCCTGTCTGCTGCTTGTTGTTTGCTGTCGCCAGTGCCTCCAAGCATTTGCATCACACCATTAATTCCAACATTAATCTCAGTGGTGTAGCGGTCTTGCCCTGTCTGGTCTTGCCACTTTCTGGTTCTCAGCATTCCCTCGAAATAAACCTGATCACCTTTTTTCACATACTGCCCCACGACTTCAGCAAGTTTCCCGACTACGGCAACACGATGCCATTCAGTCTGCTCCTTTTGTTCGCCAGTCTGTTTATCTCGCCACTGCTCTGATGTAGCGACTGTAAGGTTAGCGAACGCCGTCCCTGATGGTGAATAACGAACCTCCGGGTCTTGTCCGACCCGGCCTAAGATGATCACCTTATTTACGCCTCTACTAGCCATTTATGCCGCCTGTTTTAGTTCGTTAACTCTGATGTTCATTACCTGAACGCATTTTGTCTGCGCATCATCGTGACCAGCCAATAATTGCCAGTCATGCTGATATCTCTCAATTAGCTTTTTCTTGTCAGTTTCTGTTGCTGCATAATCTCTGAAGTCTTTCAGGATTTGTTCGCAGTCAAACGATGGTGATTTCTGGTTGGTATTTTCTGGTGATGGTTGATTGCCTGATGCTGGCATGGCCCAGTCCGGCAGCGATGGAGGGAGCCAGTAAAATCCTGTTCCATCCTTCAGTTTTGCCCTGTGCCATCCCTGCTTTTTATCGAGTGATGTTTGTGCGAAACCTTCCTCAAGGTTATACAGATACCGACCGATTCCCCACTGAACGGCAGCGCGCTTCATTGCACCGGAACGACCACCTTTGACGGCTTCTACCTGCGTGTTTTCAGCAGCATCCCATTTGGTGACCCATTCGGAATCAATCTTGATTGATATTCCGCATTCAACGCCGCCGTTGTTGGGAATATCGCGGTATTCATTGCGCCATCCTGCTTTGCCGCAAACATCGTCAAGGCGTTTCATGATTGCCCTGTTCGTGACATAAGCCAGCACCATAGCCCACACTTTGCCATCGCGTGTTTTACCGCTTTGCTGTATTCGCCATTCGATATCTTCAGGACTGAATGGGTCGTCGAATTTATTCAAATCCATAATTCACCTCAGAATGGTAATTCGGAAGGATTAGCCAGAAATTCACCTTTGTTTATTCGCTCGTTTTTGGCTAATGAAAGGCAATTTCGTTTCATCGATTTATTACCTGACTTGCGCCAGTACATTGCCTCTGTCAGGTGATACTGACGTTTTAACCTGCTCAACTCCGGTGTCCTTGCTAAATCCACTGGTATCATTTCAACCTCCATTCGCGAAAGGCTTCTACAGCTTCGCGATACATTATTTTGTCACCAAGATAAACAGCAATTGCGAATTTAGACTGAATAGCCATAAGTGATTTATCCATTACACGGCACTCCTGGTTGATTCAGGATATCGACCAGACGTTTCCATCCGGCCCGTAATTTTCTGGTGATACGCTCTAAAAGTGATTCATTAAGGTGTGCGATACCCATGACGGCACCGCCCGCGATAGCAAATGTCATCGTGGGATTCTCCATTTTCATTTATTGGCATAGCTAAAACGCCTCGATATGAAGCGCTGTGGATATGCGATAAAACAGCCGCACTCAGGCGGCGGCTGTTGTTTCTTCTTTCAGGCTTTCGATATATTCACGCGGGTCGTCGTAACACTGGCATTCGCTATACCAATCCACCCAGCGATCCGTAAGCTCCATTTCTTCCAAATCCTGGTCAGTAAGGCTCTCATCCCACATCTCAAGGCCGTTAGCGTTGCAGTAATCAGGTTTGATGTTGTTGTCATACTGAAATGCGTCATAATCAGCCAGTGTATCCATCACTCGCACACCCTCTTCAACACTTGCTACTTCTACAATGAATGGCTTCATAGGAACTTGCGGGATATGCCAGACACGTAATTTCATATTTCCTCCAGGTAAAAAGAATGCCGCCCATATAGAGCGGCAAATAACATCAAGGGATGATTTTTCGATTAACCAGAACGAGTCGTCGTCCTCGTTTGGTTACGAGCGATATTGCTCGCAATGCGGAATCACAGAATCCGCATTAAGTGCATCACTCACACTCTACAAACTCACCATCTTCATTCAGTTGATACCATATATCCGGCATAATACCGTTCTCGCCAACCTTACTGGCGCGGATATGAATTAACTCGCCATCTTCATCTCGATAGCAAAGCACAATAGCTCCGCCTTCAGATGCCCTGGCTTTTCCTTCTATTCCGAGTGATGCCGCTACGGATTGCGATCCAGACACTTCCGCTGCTGACCAGTCGCCAGTGTTGGTTGCTGCTGACCGGTTGCCAGTGTTGGTTGCTGCTGACCGGTTGCCAGTGTTGGTTGCTGCTGACCAGTCGCCAGTGTTGGTTGCTGCTGACCGGTTGCCAGTGTTGGTTGCTGCTGACCAGTCGCCAGTGTTGGTTGCTGCTGACCAGTCGCCAGTGTTGGTTGCTGCTGACCAGTCGCCAGTGTTGGTTGCTGCTGACCAGTCGCCAGTGTTGGTTGCTGCTGACCGGTTGCCAGTGTTGGTTGCTGCTGACCAGTCGCCAGTGTTGGTTGCTGCTGACCAGTCGCCAGTGTTGGTTGCTGCTGACCAGTCGCCAGTGTTGGTTGCTGCTGACCGGTTGCCAGTGTTGGTTGCTGCTGACCGGTTGCCAGTGTTGGTTGCTGCTGACCAGTCGCCAGTGTTGGTTGCTGCTGACCAGTCGCCAGTCATGATCTGCTGTTCCAGCGATTTATCAATCTTGCTCCAAATCCACTCAATACCACGCTGAATGAACTGTGGAAGCGTTAGCTCAGCCTTAATTGTGATACTGGCACTGGCTATTTTAGTGTCACCTTCTTCTTCACGGTCTATAACACCAAAAGATATTGTTTCCGCATAGCGGCTTTCTGCCGGCGGATAATAACTGAAAACATCGAAAGGACATTCACAGGCGTGAAATCCAGAACCGCAAGCCTCTACTTTTCCATCGTGATGGAAGGTTTCACCGATTGCAAACTGAAAGTCACGGCACGTGAGGTCTTTGTTAAATCCCTTGAATGTCACAATTTCTTTGGTCATGTTGTTATTCCTTAAATTTTGGCAATAATTATCTGGCGGTAACTTGTCCACACTTACGATGACCTGCTGCGTAAAGCGCAACATCTGGCAAACATACACCTGTTTCTGGTAGCTTATGTCCGAACTCATTTGCGTATACAATGGCTGCCTGCTCCAGATGGCGTCTGTACTCTTCCACTTGCCAGAATGCATCTTTCGCCATGAACTGAAGTGATTTTGCGTCTTCAATACGTTTTGGCGTTTCATGTTTTCCTTTGGCCTGAATCTGTACACGGCTAAGGGTGGGGCGGTGTAATACTTCTGAACTGGCTGTAGTCTCATTCTGAAGCGCAGCGCGACGTTCGCGGCGACGACCTGCTGCTGAACCATTGAAAACTGTTCTGCGTGTCATAGTGACCTCCTGATGAACTTTGGTGAAAGCGCCGGGACCTGTTTCAATTCCCGGATTTCAAGTCGCTTCTCAGTCCGGCCCGATTTATTACTAGGCCTAAGCTCCACGACACGCTTTCCCAAAGCTCACTTTGGTCGTTCCGGCTTTTCAGCCGCGTAGATTCATCACTGAATCGTTGTATTTTCACCGTCCTGGTGAGTAGTGCGTCCTGTTGATGGATTTAGTATACGTATAGTAAACATCAATGCAAATACATTTTGTATCCTATTCGAAGTTTTGTTTACAATATGTTGATTTATAAAGTGATTTATTTTTATAAACCCTCTATGCCATACTGTTCTGAACAAAAAATGAGCGAGGTATCAGTATGAAAAGCGAAGAGCTGGCGCAGTTGCGCTATCAGGAAATGTGCAGGATTGTGGGTGATGTCGTTTTTGCTATGGTTGCTGAGGGTCATGAGACCAAAAGAGTCGCTATAGCTGACGTGATAAGAACGGAGCTATCAAAGGGGCTGGATAAGTGGGATGTTGACCAGATTCAGGTTATGGAACTAGCGGTGAAGCTACTGGAAGAGTAGGTATCTGGGTGGTGACAAAGTGGCGGGCAAATGGATGAAATAGCGATGCGTTGGCATAATTATCAATGAGTTACGTTGACGGGCGAATGGTTGACGTAGGGATCGGCAGGAAAAGTAAACCCGGCGCGGTGGCCGGGTTACTTATGCAGCTAATTTTGGAAGCCATAAACTTCTGCTTTCGAATGGAAGAACTTGGCTTACGTCGTTGAACAGCAGTATCAGTTGCTGCATTTGCGAGCCGATAGATTCATTGTCAATAACTACGTATCGATTGTTAACAGCGTTGTTGGCCTGATAAAGATCCATCAGCTTTCCAAGCAATGAATATGCGCTGTTCCATGATCCACCTTCTTTAATGCTTGAGGTAAATATGTATTTGGGCATTGCGGTTTTAATGGTAACAGGTATGACAATATTGTGACCACTCATGCCACTGACTTCCTCTCGAAGGGACATTAAATTTGATAGTGAACTTTTTGAGATGAAATCAATCACTTCAGCTTCAAATCTTTTAGATTGGTTAGATGAATACCAATCGATGGACATAGCTGAAGCAAGAATACCAGCCCTAATAACATCTGATGTTACCTTTCCAAGCTCACCTTCATCATGAGCCCACTTAAGAATTTCGCCTCTTTCATTTAGCTCAGCGCCTTCTCGCGCGAGTGCCTGCCTGATCACATCAAGGCGACTTTGGTTAAGTGAAATTCCACGAGCCTCCATGTTCATAAGTGCGTCGCATCGATCAGTTACTTTGAAACTCCCATTAATATGCTGTACGAATGCGCCAACATGCTCCCCATCGTCACAATAGGGAAACGGACTGATTATTCTCAAGGACTCTTCACCTATGGGTAGGCATTCATAGCCGAGTCTGGAAATTATCGTTGAGCACATCATAGCAATGGAATTTGTCCCGAATCTTCTTGGGTCGGCAAAGGCAGTATTCCTTTGCATGTAACATTCAGTTTATAGCAGAAAAAGCGCCAGTGTCCTAACAAGTCATCCGGGGCTATCTTCTCGCGTATGATCAGACCTATTTCATACGGCAACGCTGATTCAAAGTAAAGGTGATAATGTGGGCCAAGAATGCTTTCAGCATAGTCAGGATGGCATACCCGGACTCTGTTAGTATGTCTATCATTTGGGTAAGAGTCCACACCAAAAATTCTTCGACCAAAGTAAAGCGCCACCATCTGAATTTTAGGGGAATCTCCGTATTCATCAGCTGGTCGCCACTGTAAAACAAACTTTAGGCCAGGCAAAGGTGAGCCATCCTCATAAGGTGTGATAGCCGTTTGTAACCACATCGGTGACCTGCCAGGTGGCGGCTTCTTACCCCATTTTATGCTGCTAACATCCACTATTTTCTTGGAGTTTATGACGCGATCAACATCCGACTGTAACAGAGGACTCTCGTTTTTCTTTGCCACTAGATATCCGTTTGCCTTTCTATGTTAGCCCATTGAATTAGTTAACAGAACCCAATCTTCTTGAATATCACCCAAACATCGCTTCAGTCCATCATCACCCAAATATCTCATCAGGCCACTGGCTGGCTACAACCTTACCTACAACCCTGCATTGTTCGTTACACGGCATTATTGGGAACTGAGGGTTTAGCGGTTGTAGGAATACTTGTCCGCTGTCTTTGATGAGCTTCTTAAAAGTGAACTCATCACCACATAACCTTGCAATGCAAAAATCGCCTGGGTCTACAGGATCTTCTGGGTCTACAAGAATCAGCATTCCTTCAGGAAAGCTTGGTCGTGATCCCGCTGGAGCCGTCATTGAGTGGCCTTCAACTTCAAGCCAGAAAGCTGCCTCACTGGCCTTTTTGGTTGTACTTACCCATCCCTCAGCATCTAGTTGAGTGAAGGTTCGAAATTCTGGTGTAAACATTCCAGCCTGAACATGAGAGAAGAATGGGTATTCAAATTGAGGTTTAACAGGCTTTTGTTCTGTTGACTCGCCAACGCTAAAGGTTCCGTCAGAGTTGAACCTCGCGTCTGTAACGCCAAGATATTGAAATATAGCTCCAATTTCTTGTATTGATGGGTTCCTTCTCCCGTTAAGCCAATGACTAACAGCACCTTTGGTTACACCAAGGTGTTCAGCAACTTTATCCTGACTCAATCCAAGCTGATCAATCCTTTGCTTCGCTATGTCATACCAGTTCATTTTCATCCTTAAATTATACAATTTGTATCAAACAAGAACAGTCACAACTCGTAAACTATGTATTGCGATATTGAATACGATGTGTATACTTATTGGTAAGGAGGAGCTTATGAATAATATTCGCAATTTTCGCGAGCGCTTCGGTTTAACGCAGGAAGATCTTGCGAAAGTACTCGGTTGTACGCGTGGTGCAGTTTGTCATTACGAGACAGGCAGAAGGGGAATGGATATCAATCTTTGTCGCGCTTTTATCAATGCGTTCAAAGAATACGGTTATGAACTAACCATAGACGATCTTTTTCCACCAAAGGCCGCGTAAGTAACACCACTCACAACGGACATTCGTCCTACGTCGCTGAAAAGCGAACTCCAGATAACAAATCAACCACAGGTTTATGCGCCAGTGCGCATAGCCACAACTAACTATTAACTACAGGAAATACTAAGTAATGGAACTCACAAATCACAGCAAAAAGATACGCGAAGTGGAAACAGAGCTTCGCGCCCGACTCGTATCAATGGGGCAGACAAATTTCGCAAAGATGGCGGGATGGTCTGATTCAAAAGTAAGCCGCCTGAACATTCAGGATATGGCGGTGACGTTCGTTCTTCTGGAGAAGGTATGGGAGACGAGCTTAATCAGGGAAGTGGCAAGACAGGCAGTGGAAGCTGTTATGCCGGGAAATAAAAAACGCCCGGCGTGCAAGACCGGGCGTTCTGAGCAAATCGATATGCAATTCTGACGGAATTACTGGATCAATCCACAGGAGTAATTATGCCAAAACGTCGTAAGAAATACCAGGAAAAAGAAGAGATTCGACACCCTGATTCACCTGAGGGATTAGTGGTAGCCGCAGCAAATAACAGGGCGTTCGCAGAGCGCCTTGTTGGTGTTTACAGACTAGCCAAAGCAGGAGTGAAACATGGGCGTCGTTAAGTTAGCAGACTACAGGCCGTCAGAGCCGGTCGTGGAGCGTAATGTGGCAGATCTCGATGATGGTTACGCCAGACTATCAAATATGCTGCTTGAGGCTTATTCAGGCGCAGATCTGACCAAGCGACATTTTAAAGTGCTGCTTGCCATTCTGCGTAAAACCTATGGGTGGAATAAACCAATGGACAGAATCACAGATTCTCAACTTAGCGAGATTACAAAGTTACCCGTCAAACGGTGCAATGAAGCCAAGTTAGAACTCGTCAGAATGAATATTATCAAGCAGCAAGGCGGCATGTTTGGACCAAATAAAAACATATCAGAATGGCGCATCCCTCAAAATGAGGGAAAATCCCCTAAAACGAGGGATAAAACATCCCTCAAATTGAGGGAGTGCTATCCCTCAAAACAGGGGGACACAAAAGACACTATTCAAAAGAAAGAAATACAAGATAAAAACATTATGTCCGAAAGTGTTCGGACGAAGTGTGAAAAATCATCTGGCCATCACGAAGAAACCGACAAGGCATTCGAGGAAATTTTCTGGTGTGCTGGAATGCGGAAAGCCGGGAAGAAAAACGCAGCTTCGGCATTCAGAACACAGTTCAGGGAGTGGCGTAAAACCACCAGGGGGACGGCAAGCGAGTTTGCCACAATGCTGGCAGAAGATATCGCGTGCAGGAACGGTAAGCAGTTCGGATTCGACAGGTTGTTACCATCGAGCTACCTGAACGGTCAACGCTGGAACGACGAGAAGCCAGAAACCATTCAACCACAATCCAAACCATCATCCGCAATCACCGTATCGAAAACTGGCTACGTGTTTTTCGACAGGTGAACCATGAAATCAAAAATCAAATCGCTACTGGTCTCTGGTTATAACCACGGCTGGTTAGGTATTTCGTTTGTAGATTTCTGGTTTAAAAATCTCAATCTGAGGGAATCATGACGCCAAGTGAACTTAGCGACCTGCTATGGTCGCAGGTTGACAGGGTGGCTCCGCACCTGTTGCCAAACGGCAAGAAAGACGGGCATGAATGGGTTGCTGGTAACGTCAACGGCGACAAGGGGAACAGTCTGAAGGTTAACCTTAGCGGAAAGAAAAAATGGGCTGATTTCGCTGAGGGAGACGGCGGTGACATGCTTGATTTGTGGATGGCGTGTCGTGGAATTAACCTGCATCAGGCCATGCAGGAAGCGAAGGCATTTCTCGGCATCAGGGAGGACGATCACCATTTCGACGCCAGACGTGAGAAGAGATTCTCCAGACCTGACCGCAAGAAAATAGCCCGCTACGTTACCAGAACAGAATCACATCTTGAGTACCTGCAATCGCGTGGCATATCGCCTGAAGTCGCGAAGCGATACGAGGTTGTCAGCGGAAAGGTCTGGAATGGCGAACGTGAACTGAGTGCCCTGGTGTTTCCGTACAAACGCGATGGCGAGCTGCTGCAGGTCAAGCGAATCAGTACTGAACGTCCGGACGGGAAGAAAGTCATCATGGCAGAAGGTGACTGTGAACCTTGCCTGTTCGGGTGGCAGGCTCTCGATGCTGGCGTGAGGGCGGTTGTACTTTGCGAAGGCGAAATTGATTGCATGAGCTATGCGCAATACGGAATACCGGCGCTATCTGTCCCTTTCGGTGGCGGGAAAGGCGCCAAGCAACAGTGGATTGAGTTCGAATACCACAACCTCGACAGGTTTGAAGAAATATTCATTTCGATGGACGTTGACGATGTCGGGCGTGAAGCAGCAAGGGAAATCGCAAGCCGACTTGGTGAGCATCGCTGCCGTCTGGTTACACTGCCACACAAAGATATCAACGAATGCCTGATGAACGGCGTCACCGAGGATGAAATCTGGCAGTACATCGGAACAGCGTCATATTTCGACCCGGAAGAGCTTTACAGCGCCCGTGAGTTTTATCAGGACACCATCAATGCTTTTTACGGCAAGCAGCAGTATCTGTTTAACCCACCGTGGGAAACGCTGGCTTACAACTTCCAGTTCCGTGAGGCGGAGTTAACGCTAGTCAATGGCGTGAACGGTCACGGGAAAACGGAGGTTGTCGGGCATATGGCACTTGAGGCCATGAGGCAGGGGGTAAAAACATGCGTCGCATCACTTGAACTGAAGCCCGGGGTTTTGCTTAAACGCCTGACCAGGCAGTCAACATGCTGCAAAATGCCACCAGTACTGGAAATCGAATCAGCATTTAAGTTTTACGATGACCGGCTCTGGTTATTTGGCCTGACAGGTACAGCCAAGGCTGAACGCCTGATTGAAATTTTCACATACGCCAGACGGCGATACGGCATCCAGTTATTCATCATCGACAGCCTCATGAAGTGCGGTATTGGCGATGACGATTACAACGGGCAAAAGGCGTTTGTTGATTCGCTGTGCGACTTCAAGAATAAAACCAACTCTCACATTATCCTCGTCACTCACTCCAGAAAGGGAGACAGCGAGGAGAAACCTACCGGAAAGATGGACGTAAAAGGCTCAGGAGCGATTACAGACCTGACGGATAACCTGTTTATCATCTGGCGCAATAAAGCTCGCGAGAGAGCGTTACAGCGCGTTCATGCTGGAGAGCAGATTAACGATAAAGACCAGCAGCTTCTTGCAGCACCCGCATCTGTTTTGATGCTTGAGAAGCAGCGAAACGGGGAAGGGTGGGAAGGCGGCGTGCCGTTATTTCTTGACGAGCAGTCTCACCAGTTCCTGCAAATGGAAGGTGCATCACCATACAACTACATCGCCAACATGCCGAAGTCGGAGTATGACGAAGTGTGGCGGCAGGAAAACGTTACGGAGTACTGAATGCTTAACCGAATAATGCCAGAAATGCTTTTGAATCCACGGTTCATTGCTGTTTTGAACCGATGTATCGACGAAGAAGAATTAATTATTCAATTCGAAAGGCTGTCAGGAGTAAGCCGACCACCAAAGAGGCAGCATCCAGTAGAGCTGATGGTTGACAAAGCGACCGGATTTTATGATGAGCAGTGGAAACTGTTTTTTGAAGCATTTATCCCGTTCGTCTATGAGTTTATATGGCTCACATGGGAAGACCGTGACAATGAGGAGTGCTGGCAATGACTATCTACATCACTGAGCTGGTAACAGGCCTGCTGGTAATCGCAGGCCTTTTTATTTGGGGGAGAGGGAAGTGTGGCTGACTGGCAAATTCCAATCATCATTCTTGCCGGAGCTTCGCTGGTTGCTGGCTTTATCCTGCTGAAAAAGCATAAAGACCGTGATCAAAAAGTCGAAGTTCTCTATGGGTATCCAGCGAACAGCACAACATGGCTGACCATTTACCACTACCGAAAATCAGGCCGCTGGGTATTCGAATGGGATGATCTGTTCGCTGAAAAGCGACCAAAGTCATGGGGAGACATCAGCGAATGCATGATGTTTGAAGAAAGAAAATCCGGCGCAACCCGAGAAGAGTTTAACGAAGCGTGGGCGCGATTAAGTGAGAGAGGGTATTTGTGAGCAAGTACGAAAAATTAGATCAAAACATTCTTTCAATGCTGAGTGAAAGACCAACACCTGTTTTTGATATCTGGCTTAAATGGCGGAGCAATGGAATGTATATCGAAACCATCGATCGCCGTATGCAATACCTGAGAAAGAAAGGGCTTGTTGCAAATGTGCGTGGGAAGGGTTGGGTGAAAATTAACCTGTCATAACGGGGATTGATATGGACGAATCAAGAAAGCAGTTTTTGGAGTGGTTTGGTGAAGAGTTCGAGTCTATTAACAACAGCGGAGAACTTCACGTTCAGGCCATCAAGATGATTGCTTGGCAGTCATGGGTTAAGTCTCGCGCAGCTATCGAAATTAAATGGCCATCTCATGGAATAGACGCTTCTGGCGGGACTTACCACCGCAGAGATGACATGAGAAAAGAGCTAAGCGCCGCTGGAATCAAATTGAAGGAGTGAGTATGAGCGCATACGAAGAAATCATGTTAGCCCTGCGATTCTTTTTCGATGTGGAAGAAGATGAAAACGTAAAAAAGATTATCGGCTACGACCGTGACCCGATAGGCACTATTGCTGCCGCACTTGACGATTACAGGAGCGTGGGAGATGAAGCAAACATACCTGCTTCGCAACGAAGCAATCAGAAATAACGCCATAGACGCCATTCTCTCACTTCCCATCGACGACAAGTCACCTCACGAAGTCCACGTCAAAGAACCCAAGCGCACGAAAGCGCAGAACGACCGTATGTGGCCGATGCTACAGGACGTCTCCCGTCAGGTGCTATGGCATGGTCAACGGCTGTCTCCGGAAGACTGGAAAGACCTCTTCACTGCGCTGTGGCTTAAGACCAAAAAACTGGAGCAAAGGAGCGTACCCGGTATTGACGGCGGTGTTGTTCTTCTTGGGGTACGTACCAGCAAAATGAGGAAGGCCAGCATGACAGAGCTTATCGAAATCATGTTCTGGTTCGGATCAGAACGTAACGTGAGATGGAGTGATGATTCCCGGCGAGAGTACGAGTGGTCAAAACGAACAGGGAGAGTTGCATGAAACACTGCTACCGCTGCGGAGAAAGCAAAGACGATTATCGATTCCGGCCAAATCAACCTTATTGGCACCAATGGTGTATCAGATGTGAGCGGTCGCCAGTAGGTAATTTCCCGCTTCCAGAGACGAAGGAGGACGTATGGCACGACAGCGACGAAGTATCACCGACATAATCTGCGAAAACTGCAAATACCTTCCAACGAAACGCTCCAGAAATAAACCAAAGCCAATCCCCACAGAAAGCCAGGTCAAGACATTCGATTATGTCTATGGGCTGTTGCAGTCCAAATGGAACCGCATGAGGAAAACGCGATGATTGACCCCAATCGAAGTTATGAGCAAGAGAGCATAGCAAGGGCAATGTGCGCAGGATGTAACAAGCAACTGGCACCTGATGAAATTTACGCCTGTTCCGAATGTGTTAACGAATGGCTGGTATATCGCGATCCGAATGGAGATATGTCGAATGAGGAAGGTAAGGAGGCGTTGTAAGAACGAAGAGTGCAGGGAATGGTTCTTCCCGCAATTTCAGAACCAACAGTGGTGTTGTGTTGATTGTGGTACGAAGTTAGCACTCGAACGACGAAGCAAAGAACGCGAAAAAGCGGAAAAAGCAGCAGAGAAGAAACGACGACGAGAGGAGCAGAGACAGAAAGATAAACTGAAGATTCGAAAGCTCGCCTTAAAACCCCGCAGTTACTGGATTAAACAAGCCCAACAAGCCGTAAACGCCTTCATCAGAGAAAGAGACCGCGACTTACCATGTATCTCATGCGGAACGCTCACGTCTGCTCAGTGGGATGCCGGACATTACCGGACAACTGCTGCGGCACCTCAACTCCGATTTGATGAACGCAATATTCACAAGCAATGCGTGGTGTGTAACCAGCATAAAAGCGGAAATCTCGTTCCGTATCGCGTCGAACTGATTAACCGAATCGGGCAGGAAGCAGTAGACGAAATCGAATCAAACCATAACCGCCATCGCTGGACTGTCGAAGAGTGCAAGGCGATCAAGGCAGAGTACCAACAGAAACTCAAAGACCTGCGAAATAGCAGAAGTGAGGCCGCATGACGTTCTCAGTAAAAACCATTCCAGACATGCTCGTTGAAGCATACGGAAACCAGACAGAAGTGGCACGCAGACTGAAATGTAGTCGCGGCACGGTAAGAAAATACGTTGATGATAAAGACGGGAAAATGCACGCCATCGTCAACGACGTTCTTATGGTTCATCGCGGATGGAGTGAAAGAGATGCGCTATTACGAAAGAATTGATGGCAGCAAATACCGAAATATTTGGGTAGTTGGCGATCTGCACGGATGCTACACGAACCTGATGAAAAAACTGGAGACGATAGGATTCGACACCAAAAAAGACCTGCTTATCTCGGTTGGCGATTTGGTCGATCGCGGTACAGAGAACGTCGAATGTCTGGAATTAATCACATTCCCCTGGTTCCGAGCTGTACGTGGAAACCATGAGCAAATGATGATTGATGGCTTATCAGAGCGTGGAAACGTTAATCACTGGCTGCTTAATGGCGGTGGCTGGTTCTTCAATCTCGATTACGACAAAGAAATTCTGGCTAAAGCTCTTGCCCATAAAGCAGATGAACTTCCGTTAATCATTGAACTGGTGAGCAAAGGTAAAAAATATGTCATCTGCCACGCCGATTATCCTTGTGACGAATACGAGTTTGGAAAGCCAGTTGATCATCAGCAGGTAATCTGGAACCGCGAACGAATCAGCAACTCACAAGACGGGATCGTGAAAGAAATCAAAGGAGCGGACACGTTCATCTTTGGTCATACGCCAGCAGTGAAACCACTCAAGTTTGCCAACCAGATGTATATCGATACCGGCGCAGTGTTCTGCGGAAACCTCACATTGATTCAGGTACAGGGAGAAGGCGCATGGGCATAAGAGAACTAAACCTCACCAAAGAGCAGCACGAGTGGCTGAATGGCTGGCTTGAACTGTGGGGCGCATGGGTTTATTCAGGTCGTCTGGAAAAGCGCATGAGCAGCGTAATAGCGAAGTTCATGGAGAGCGTAGAGCCGGGAAGAGTTATGACAAGGCCAATGTGCAATGATGATGATGGAATGTTGATTTCTCAGGTCGTCGATTCCGTCATGTACATTGACAAGAAAGCCTTTGGCATCCTCCTCAGCTACTACGCTCATGGTTCATCTAAGCGAGCAATTGCATCCTACTATCACGCGACTGCAAAGCCACGCAAGATGTGTGGACGTGGTGGCGATGGATGGAGAAAACCTTCACTGGCAACCTGTAGAAACGAAATTGACGACATCCTGAAAGCGTCGTTATTTGTTTTATACCAGCCAATGCAAAATGCTTTCAAAATGCGTAAACGTGTTGAGAAAGTTAAGCATGTTGCTGTTAAAAACCTTGACATGCAATTATCCATTTAGCCATAATATTCACATATGCTGCTGCTTTTGCATTCAGCAACCATCACAAGCCCACCTCCTGTGGGCTTTTTTGCATTCGCGTGCAATCAAAACAAGAGTCTTAGTGATATGGGCCTGAGATATGGTGGTGGAAACATCGCTCCGCTCTTGGCTGTCATATCTACGCGAACAGGCTCTATCCCTAAGGTAAAGCGATGAAAGAAATAAAATTAACGCCAGAAATGGTGCTTTCTGTTGTTGATTACAATCCATCATCAGGCGACTTTCACTGGAGATGGAGGCAGGGGAGAGAGAGGACCACTTTGACATGGAACTCTCGTTTTGCTTTCAAGAAATGCTCATCAATAAATTCTGATGGGTATTTAATGATTATGATTAATGGTAAAGCATACCCTGCTCACAGACTGGCATGGTTGATTGTTTATGGCACCATGCCCGATGGTTTTATTGATCACATCAACAGGGTAAGAACAGATAACCGGATATCAAATCTTCGTCTTGTCACTCATTCCGAAAATATGCAGAACAGGAAAATTCAGAAGAATAATAAATCTGGATACCGTGGCGTGTCTTGGGATGCTAAGTACGGGAAATGGAGAGCAAGAATTAATGCGTCTGGAAAGTGTATTAACCTTGGATACCATGACACTGCCGAACTTGCCGCTGCGGCTTTTGAGGCCGCCAGAATTAAATATCATACCGTTTAAAGATGTAAGCTGCCGTTAGTGACTCTTAAGTTGCAACGGTGGCTTTTTTGTTTGCACAACAGGTAAGAGCATTGAACCCGCAGACCTCGCGGAATTGGTGAAAGGTGCCGCGCAGTACTCTTATCGTTGTGGTGAATACGCAGGCTGATGCGTTAATCAGGTGAACGAGACACCCGCCGGTCCGTGATATGGCACACCGTGCCGGTCATATCTGCCGCGGTTAGGTTTACGAGGATTTCGTAAAGCTGGTCTAGGGTGAAGCCGTGAAAGCGGAGGAAGTAAAACGAGGCGTCGGTACACGCCTATCGTCATTAAGTCGGAGTTCAGCACCGACCGCCACAACCCAACCTGAGCCGTAGCCACTGGCTATCCTGAATTCATCAGTGATAGTTATGCTGCGGCCTTCTACACATGACCTTCGTGAAAGCGGGCGGCATGAGGTTGCGCTAACAACCTCATGCCGTTTTGCCCGTGCATATCGGTCACGAACAAATCTGATTACTAAACACAGTAGCCTGGATTTGTTCTATCAGTAATCGACCTTATTCCTAATTAAATAGAGCAAATCCCCTCAATGAAGGGGTAGAGCATGTACCGTATGGACAAAATCAGAGAATGGTTCAGTTACAGCTTCGGAGGACTGACTGCGATGGGTGGCATTCTCTCCCTGAATGACTGGGCTGTCATCATTGGTATTCTTTGTACTGTCGGCACATTTGGCATCAACTGGTACTACAAGCGCAAAGAGCGCGAGGACAGATTGAATGGCAATGTCACCGGCACTACGAAATAGCGTAATAGCGGCGATAAGTGGCGGGGCTATTGCTATAGCATCTGTGTTAATCACTGGACCAAGTGGTAACGATGGTCTGGAAGGTGTCAACTACATACCATACAAAGATATTGTTGGCGTATGGACTGTATGTCACGGACACACCGGAAAAGACATCATGCTAGGTAAAACGTATACCGAAGCAGAATGCAAAGCCCTCCTGAATAAAGACCTTGCCACGGTCGCCAGACAAATTAACCCGTACATCAAAGTCGATATACCGGAAACAACGCGCGGCGCTCTTTACTCGTTCGTCTACAACGTTGGTGCTGGCAATTTCAGAACATCGACGCTTCTTCGCAAAATAAACCAGGGCGATATCAAAGGTGCATGTGATCAGTTACGTCGTTGGACATATGCTGGCGGTAAGCAATGGAAAGGGCTGATGACTCGCCGTGAGATTGAGCGTGAAGTCTGTTTGTGGGGGCAACAATGAGCAGAGTAAGCGCGATTATCTCCGCTCTGGTTATCTGCATCATCGTCTGCCTGTCATGGGCTGTTAATCATTACCGTGATAACGCCATCGCCTACAAAGAACAGCGAGATAAAAAAGTCAGTGAGCTGAAGCAGGCGACCGCCACCATTACTGACATGCAGCAGCGCCAGCGTTCTGCTGATGCACTCGATGCTAAATACACGAAGGAGTTAGCTGATGCGAAAGCTGAAAATGATGCTCTTCGGCGCAAGCTTGATAATGGCGGCAGGGTGCTCGTCAAAGGAAAATGCCCTGTGCCATCCTCAGCCGAAACCTCCGGCGCCTCCGGCATGGGCAATGATGCCACCGTCGAACTCTCTCCAGTTGCTGGACGAAACGTTCTCAGTATCAGATCTGGAATCATCAGCGACCAAACATCACTGAGAACGCTTCAGGAATACATCAACACGCAGTGCCTGAAATGAACAATCATAGCCTCGTAATAGCGAGGCTTTTTACTAACCGAGGGTAAATAATGTCATCTCCAATCATGAAGTATTTCGCTTATCAACACCTCCCTGCGCATCTGCAGGAAGTAAGTAAGCCAATCGGTGAACTTGCGACACTGATGGATGAATCACTGCCGGACAGTGCTGAAAAGTCAGCAGGTCTCCGCAAGCTGCTCGAAGCTAAAGATGCGCTGGTGCGAGCAAAGCTGGGGTAAGTCATTACAAAGCCTATCTACGGGTGGGCTTGATAATGAAACCGGAATTTATTCTGGGTAACCAGTTACGGCAGTACCGCGAAACAACCCAAGCCAGAAAGTGGGGAAATAACACTGGCAGCCACTGAAAGATGAACCTCCTGCCTTATGGCAAAAAAGATTCTTTGTGGTGGCGGACTGATGGAAAGACATCGGTTATTGCAGAGACTATTTCATTAGTGGTCTCGACAATGGCTTATACCCTACACGGGATAACTTAACTGATATCCCTTTTAACGGATAAACGGAGCCAACAATGGCAGAGATTATTTCCATGACTGAAGAACAGAAATTCCAGTTAGAGATTTACAAACTGGTCATGAACCAGAACGCAGCCGCAGAGGAAGCATTTCAATTCATTGGCACTGACGAGCTGAAGCTTGAACTATTCAAAATTCACTTCCAGTCAGGCGGCGCTAATTCGGATATCACGATCCGCACATTCGAAGCAGTGCGTAAATCTAAGGAAGCGTTAGACCTGTTCACCACCGGAGCATAAACATGGCAAATCCAAATTTCACGCCATCCTGGCCTCTCTACAAAGATGCTGACGGTGTATATGTGTCTGCTCTTCCGATTAAAGCTATCAAATACGCTAATGACGGAAGTGCAAACGCAGAATTCGACGGTCCGTATGCTGACCAGTACATGTCAGCGCAAACAGTAGCCGTATTCAAGCCGGAGGTCGGTGGATATCTGTTCCGAAGCCAGTACGGAGAGCTGCTCTATATGAGCAAGGCCGCATTTGAAGCTAAGTACACTTCTGCAAGCGGTTCAGTAACGAATGCAGAGACGGCGGATAAGTTATCTACTGCTCGCACTATCTCACTAACTGGCGCGGTCACAGGTTCGACGTCATTTGATGGTTCGGCTAACGTGACTATCGCAACTACCCAAGGAAGCTAATAAGGAAATGATATGGCGGCTGAAGATAAGAAAATTGGTCGCCCATCGGCTTACAAACCAGAGTATGCCGAGCAGGCGAGAAAACTTTGTCTGTTAGGGCATACAGATGCGGAACTGGCTTCTTTCTTTGATGTTAGCGAGCAAACAATCAATGCGTGGAAGCACGCGCATCCTGATTTTCTTGAGTCCATAAAAAAGGGTAAGGCTGTTGCGGACAGTGAAGTCGCCGCAAAGTTATTCCACCGCGCCACCGGGTACGAACACCCAGAAGATGATATTCGCGCTGTCGATGGTTCGATCGTCATAACTCCTACTGTGAAACATTATCCACCCGATACGACTGCTGCCATTTTCTGGCTTAAGAACAGGCAGCGAGATAAATGGCGTGACAAACAGGAAGTAGAACACACCGGAGAGGTTAGCCTGATTCAGCGCATTCAGGAGGCCCGTAAACGCGCAAGGGGTGAGTGATGTCATCAGAATTTGAGGCAATGCTTGCCGACGATATGGGGCGATTCTTCTATGACCCACTCGGATTTGTGATGTATGCATTTGAGTGGGGAGCTGGCGATCTTGATGGCTTCGACGGTCCAGATGAGTGGCAGAAAGAGTTTCTCACTGATTGGGGTGAAGCAATTCGCACTAACAACTTTGATGGTGTAAAGCCGGTAGAAGCATACCGATGCGCTACAAGTTCCGGCCACGGTATCGGGAAAAGTGCGCTTACCGCCTGGGTAATTCTCTACATCATGAGCACTCGCCCATTCTGTAAAGGCGTCGTAACTGCCAATACATCAGAGCAGCTTCGCACCAAAACGTGGGGCGAGCTTGGAAAATGGAAGAAGCGTTGTATCACCGGGCACTGGTTCGAGTACAACAACGGAAAAGGCAACATGAACATATACCATGTAGATCACATGGAGTCATGGCGTTGTGACGGGCAAACCTGCCGTGAGGAAAACAGCGAATCATTTGCAGGACTGCACTCCGCTAACTCAAGCCCGTTCTATATATTCGATGAAGCCTCAGCGGTGCCAGACAAGATATGGGAAGTCGCAGAAGGCGGACTGACTGACGGCGAACCTTTCTGGTTCGCTTTCGGCAACCCGACACGTAACACCGGACGATTCCGTGAGTGCTTCCGTAAATTCAAGCATCGCTGGCGTCGGCGTCAGATTGACAGCCGAAAAGCTAAGATGACAAACAAAGAGCTTATCGAAGAATGGCGCAACGACTACGGCGAGGATAGCGACTTCTTCAAAGTGCGCGTTCGTGGCCTCTTCCCGTCTGCTTCAGACCTTCAGTTTATTCCTCAAAGCTATGCCGATGCTGGGATGTCCAGAAAGCTGGAGCACAGTCAGTATGGATTCGCTCCAAAGATTATCGGCGTTGACCCGGCATACTCTGGGAGCGACGAGGCATGTATCTATCTCAGGCAAGGCCTGCACTCAAAGCTTTTAGGTTCCTACCCAAAAACAGACGACGATGTGAAATTTGCTCAGGTTGTTGCTGCTATCGAGGATGAACATAAAGCTGACGCGGTATTCATCGATTTCGGTTACGGAACGGGTATTCATTCTGTAGGTAAGTCATGGGGAAGAAAATGGCAACTTGTAAGCTTCGCAGGTGAATCGAAAGACCCGGCAATGCTCAACAAGCGCGGAGAAATGTGGAATGCAATGAAATCCTGGCTGAATGAGGGAGGCAGCATTGACGACCAGCAGACCGCCGATGAGATTGTCGCCCCAGAATACAAAGTGAAGCTGGACGGTAAGATTGTTCTTGAGTCGAAAGACGACATGAAACGCCGCGGTGTTCCCTCGCCAAACAGGGCCGATGCGCTGGCGCTGACATTTGCATTCCCGGTAGTCAAAAACAAACCTTCAAAAGCAATCCCCGCACCGATTAGACCAGTACGCAGAGGACGATAATGGCCGACAATGAAAACAGGCTGGAGAGTATCCTGTCGCGCTTTGATGCGGACTGGACAGCCAGCGATGAAGCCAGAAGGGAGGCCAAGAATGATCTCTTCTTCTCCCGTGTATCTCAGTGGGATGACTGGCTATCACAATACACAACCCTGCAGTATCGCGGGCAGTTCGATGTTGTACGTCCAGTGGTGCGCAAGCTCGTTTCTGAGATGCGTCAGAACCCTATTGATGTTCTGTATCGTCCAAAGGACGGAGCAAGCCCTGATGCCGCTGATGTGCTTATGGGTATGTATCGCACAGACATGCGACACAATACGGCAAAAATCGCGGTCAACGTCGCTGTTCGTGAGCAGATTGAAGCAGGTGTAGGTGCGTGGCGTCTGGTCACTGACTACGAAGACCAAAGTCCAACGAGCAACAATCAGGTTATCCGTCGAGAGCCTATCCATAGTGCCTGTTCCCATGTTATATGGGACAGCAACAGCAAGCTGATGGATAAGTCTGATGCCCGTCACTGCACAGTTATCCACTCAATGAGCCAGAATGGTTGGGAGGATTTCGCAGAAAAATACGACCTCGATGCGGATGATATTCCATCATTCCAGAACCCCAACGATTGGGTATTTCCATGGCTGACGCAGGACACAATTCAGATCGCTGAGTTTTACGAAGTGGTCGAGAAGAAAGAGACGGCGTTTATCTACCAAGACCCGGTTACGGGTGAGCCGGTAAGCTACTTTAAGCGCGATATTAAAGACGTCATCGATGACCTGGCTGATAGTGGATTTATCAAAATTGCAGAGCGCCAGATTAAGCGTCGCCGGGTATACAAATCGATTATCACCTGCACTGCTGTACTCAAAGACAAGCAGCTCATTGCTGGCGAGCATATCCCCATTGTTCCGGTGTTCGGAGAGTGGGGCTTCGTTGAAGATAAAGAAGTGTATGAGGGTGTCGTCCGCCTGACAAAAGACGGCCAGCGTCTGCGCAACATGATTATGTCGTTCAACGCCGACATCGTGGCCCGCACTCCGAAGAAGAAGCCGTTCTTCTGGCCTGAGCAGATTGCAGGCTTTGAGCATATGTACGACGGTAACGACGATTACCCATACTACCTGCTCAATCGCACTGACGAAAATAGTGGAGACCTTCCGACTCAGCCGCTGGCATATTATGAAAACCCGGAAGTGCCGCAAGCCAACGCCTACATGCTGGAAGCAGCAACCAGCGCAGTAAAAGAGGTTGCCACTCTCGGAGTTGATACAGAAGCGGTAAATGGCGGACAGGTTGCGTTTGATACCGTCAATCAACTGAATATGAGGGCTGACCTTGAGACATACGTGTTTCAGGATAATCTGGCTACCGCCATGCGCCGTGACGGAGAGATTTACCAGTCGATAGTTAATGACATCTACGATGTTCCTCGCAACGTTACGATTACCCTTGAGGATGGCAGCGAGAAAGATGTTCAGCTAATGGCTGAGGTTGTTGACCTTGCTACTGGAGAAAAGCAGGTACTAAACGATATCAGGGGGCGCTATGAGTGCTACACGGATGTTGGACCATCATTCCAGTCCATGAAGCAGCAAAACCGCGCAGAAATTCTTGAGTTGCTCGGCAAGACGCCACAGGGAACGCCAGAATATCAACTGCTGTTGCTTCAGTACTTCACCCTGCTTGATGGTAAAGGTGTTGAGATGATGCGTGACTATGCCAACAAGCAGCTTATTCAGATGGGCGTTAAGAAGCCAGAAACGCCCGAAGAGCAGCAATGGTTAGTAGAGGCGCAACAAGCCAAACAAGGTCAACAAGACCCGGCAATGGTTCAGGCTCAGGGCGTACTCCTGCAGGGGCAGGCTGAACTGGCTAAAGCTCAGAACCAGACGCTGTCCCTGCAAATCGATGCAGCTAAAGTCGAAGCGCAGAACCAGCTTAACGCTGCCAGAATCGCAGAAATCTTCAACAACATGGACCTCAGTAAACAATCTGAGTTTAGAGAGTTCCTTAAAACCGTTGCTTCATTCCAGCAGGACCGCAGCGAAGACGCTCGCGCAAATGCTGAGTTACTCCTTAAAGGCGATGAACAGACGCACAAGCAGCGAATGGACATTGCCAACATCCTGCAATCGCAGAGACAAAATCAACCTTCCGGCAGTGTAGCCGAGACACCTCAATAAGAGAGAGTTAATCATGGAACCAACCACCGAAATTCAGGCAACTGAAGACTTAACCCTGTCCGGCGATCATGCAGCGGCATCTGCTGATAGCTTAGTTGTCGATAATGCCAACGACAATGCAGGTCAGGAAGAGGGCTTTGAGATTGTCCTGAAGGACGATGAGACAGCACCAAAACAAGACCCGGCAAAGAACGCAGAATTCGCCCGCCGCCGCATCGAGCGCAAACGACAGCGCGAGCTTGAGCAGCAGATGGAGGCAGTTAAACGCGGAGAATTGCCGGAGAGTTTACGGGTAAACCCTGACCTTCCACCTCAGCCGGATATTAATGCCTATCTGTCAGAAGAAGGCCTGGCTAAATATGACTACGACAACAGCCGTGCGCTTGCCGCTTTCAATGCTGCTAATACCGAATGGCTAATGAAAGCGCAGGACGCCCGCAGCAATGCCGTAGCAGAACAGGGCCGCAAGACTCAGGAGTTTACCCAGCAATCAGCGCAATACGTCGAAGCTGCCCGCAAACACTATGACGCGGCGGAAAAGCTCAACATCCCTGACTATCAGGAGAAAGAAGACGCATTTATGCAACTGGTTCCGCCTGCGGTTGGGGCCGACATTATGCGCCTGTTCCCGGAAAAGTCCGCCGCGCTCATGTATCACCTGGGGGCAAACCCGGAGAAAGCCCGCCAGTTACTGGCGATGGATGGGCAGTCCGCGCTGATTGAACTCACTCGACTATCCGAACGCTTAACTCTCAAGCCTCGCGGTAAACAAATCTCTTCCGCTCCCCCTGCTGACCAGCCGATTACCGGTGATGTCAGCGCAGCAAATAAAGATGCCATTCGTAAACAAATGGATGCTGCTGCGAGCAAGGGAGATGTGGAAACCTACCGCAAGCTAAAGGCAAAACTTAAAGGAATCCGATAATGGCTTTGAACGAAGGTCAAATTGTTACACTGGCGGTAGATGAAATCATCGAAACCATCTCCGCAATCACTCCAATGGCGCAGAAAGCCAAGAAATACACCCCGCCTGCTGCTTCTATGCAGCGCTCCAGCAATACCATCTGGATGCCTGTAGAGCAAGAGTCACCCACTCAGGAGGGCTGGGATTTAACTGATAAAGCGACAGGGTTACTGGAACTTAACGTCGCGGTAAACATGGGAGAGCCGGATAACGACTTCTTCCAGTTGCGTGCTGATGACTTGCGAGACGAAACTGCGTATCGTCGCCGCATCCAGTCTGCCGCTCGCAAGCTGGCGAACAACGTTGAGTTGAAAGTCGCAAACATGGCCGCCGAGATGGGTTCGCTGGTTATCACCTCCCCTGATGCCATCGGCACTAATACCGCAGACGCCTGGAACTTTGTGGCCGACGCAGAAGAAATCATGTTCTCCCGCGAACTTAACCGCGACATGGGGACATCGTACTTCTTCAACCCTCAGGACTACAAAAAAGCGGGTTACGACCTGACCAAGCGTGACATCTTTGGGCGTATTCCTGAAGAAGCATACCGAGATGGCACCATTCAGCGGCAGGTTGCAGGCTTCGATGATGTCCTGCGCTCTCCGAAACTTCCTGTGCTGACCAAATCTACTGCAACTGGTATCACTGTATCCGGTGCTCAGTCCTTCAAGCCTGTCGCATGGCAACTGGATAACGATGGCAACAAAGTTAACGTTGATAACCGTTTTGCTACCGTCACCCTGTCTGCAACTACCGGCCTGAAACGCGGCGACAAAATTTCGTTTGCTGGCGTGAAGTTCCTTGGTCAGATGGCTAAGAACGTACTGGCGCAGGACGCGACTTTCTCCGTAGTTCGCGTTGTTGATGGTACTCACGTTGAAATCACGCCGAAGCCTGTAGCACTGGATGATGTTTCTCTTTCTCCTGAGCAACGGGCATACGCCAATGTTAACACCTCGCTGGCTGATGCGATGGCGGTGAACATCCTGAACGTTAAAGACGCTCGCACTAATGTGTTCTGGGCTGACGATGCTATTCGTATCGTGTCTCAGCCGATTCCGGCTAACCATGAACTTTTTGCAGGTATGAAAACTACCTCATTCAGCATCCCTGATGTTGGCCTGAACGGTATCTTCGCTACGCAGGGTGATATTTCCACCCTGTCCGGCCTGTGCCGTATTGCGCTGTGGTACGGCGTAAACGCGACACGACCGGAGGCAATCGGTGTTGGCCTGCCTGGTCAGACTGCGTAACTAACAGGGGCTGCGGCCCCTTTCTTTATGGAGTGGCTATGAAAATAGCAATCTATAAGCCCGGTGGAAGCATCATGGTATGGGGCGTCATGGCTCAGATGAAGGTCATCGACTCCAGCGAACTTCCGGAATATGTCAAAGATGGCTGGCTTGATCATCCGTCAAAGTTGCTTCCCGCGGAAGCAGATGATGTTAAGCCACGCAAAGGCCGCAAGCCTAAGGCGGTAAGCGATGCAGATAAAGACTAAAGGCGATCTGGTCAGGGCTGCGCTTCGTAAGTTGGGCGTGGCATCAGATGCAACCCTTACCGATGTCGAACCTCAGTCTATGCAGGATGCCGTAGATGACCTCGAAGCGATGATGGCGGAGTGGTATCAGGACGGGAAAGGCATCATTACCGGCTATGTATTCTCAGATGATGACAATCCTCCTGCTGAAGGTGACGACCACGGCCTTCGCTCTAGTGCAGTCAGCGCGGTATTCCACAATCTGGCTTGCCGGATTGCCCCGGATTATGCGCTTGAGGCTACTGCCAAAATTATCGCCACTGCTAAATATGGGAAGGAGCTTCTCTATAAGCAGACCGCCATCGCCAGAGCAAAAAGAGCTCCTTACCCGTCACGCATGCCAACAGGCAGCGGTAATAGTTTCGCCAATCTGAACGAATGGCATTATTTCCCCGGAGAGCAGAATGCCGATTCAACAACTCCCCATGATGAAGGGAATGGGTAAAGACTTCAAGAACGCCGATTATATCGACTATCTGCCAGTGAATATGCTGGCAACACCCAAAGAAATCCTTAACAGCAGCGGCTATCTCCGCTCATTCCCTGGCATTACCAAACGTTATGATATGAACGGCGTATCGCGTGGAGTTGAGTACAACACCGCTCAGAATGCTGTTTATCGTGTTTGTGGTGGCAAGCTCTACAAAGGAGAAAGCGAGGTTGGTGATGTTGCCGGAAGTGGTCGCGTATCAATGGCACATGGTCGCACATCACAGGCGGTAGGCGTTAATGGTCAACTGGTCGAGTATCGCTATGATGGTACGGTTAAAACCGTCTCAAACTGGCCTGCAGACAGCGGATTCACGCAGTATGAGTTAGGCTCGGTCCGCGACATTACGCGCTTACGTGGGCGTTATGCGTGGTCAAAAGACGGAACTGATTCATGGTTTGTCACTGACCTTGAAGACGAATCGCATCCTGACCGATACAGTGCACAATATCGCGCAGAATCGCAGCCGGACGGCATCATCGGTATCGGGACATGGCGAGACTTCATCGTCTGCTTTGGTTCGTCAACGATAGAGTATTTCTCTCTGACAGGCGCAACCACCGCTGGCGCTGCGTTGTATGTCGCACAGCCATCGCTGATGGTACAGAAGGGCATTGCCGGAACATACTGTAAAACGCCATTCGCTGATTCATATGCATTCATCAGTCACCCGGCTACTGGCGCACCTTCCGTCTACATCATCGGGTCAGGGCAGGCTTCACCAATTGCGACGGCCAGTATTGAGAAAATTATCCGCTCATACACGGCTGATGAACTGGCGACGGGTGTAATGGAGACTTTGCGCTTCGATTCTCATGAGCTTCTGATTATTCATCTCCCTCGTCATGTTCTGGTTTACGACGCATCGTCAAGTCAGAACGGACCACAATGGTGCGTGCTGAAAACCGGGCTTTACGATGATGTATATCGTGCTGTCGACTTCATGTATGAAGGCAACCAGATTACGTGCGGCGATAAATCAGAAGCGGTGACAGGACAACTGCAATTTGACATTAGTAGCCAGTACGAAAAACAACAAGAGTTCATCTTGTTCACGCCAATCTTCAAAGCAGAGAACGCCAGATGCTTCGACCTCGAAGTTGAATCATCCACTGGTGTTGCTCAATACGCCGACCGCCTGTTCCTGTCTGCAACAACTGACGGTATCAATTACGGTCGTGAACAGATGATTGAGCAGAACGAGCCGTTTGTGTACGACAAGCGCGTTTTATGGAAACGTGTTGGGCGCATTCGTCGATTAATCGGATTCAAACTGCGGGTAATCACCAAATCGCCAGTAACACTATCCGGGTGTCAAATTCGTCTGGAGTAAAATATGGCAGACCCGTCACTTAATAAGCCTGTCGTGGTTCAGGCTACACGCATTGATGCTTCAATTCTTCCCCGTAACGTCTTTAGCCAGTCTTATTTGCTCTATGTAATCGCGCAGGGAGCTGACGTTGGTGCTATTGCAGGCAAGGCAAATGAGGCAGGGAGTGGCGCTTACGACGCACAGGTTAAAAATGATGAGCAGGATGTAATTCTTGATGAGCACGAAAAAAGAATTGCAAAAACAGAAGAGGATATTTCAGGAATAAAAGTAAAGCTTCTTGAAATAGAGAATGATGTTAATGGTCTGAAAATAAAAGTTGAGGATATCGACGGTAAAGTATCAGAGATAATCGTTGATTATGTTTCACTCAGCAGAACAGGAACTCAAACTCTTGCCTCATCCCTTAACGTATCAGGAAGTTATTCTGTTAACGGTACAAAAGTTGTTGGCGCTCGCCAGACTGGATGGACCGCGGCAACAGGTACGGCGAATAAAGGCGTATTCGATGCTGACCTGACATTCGCCGTTAGCGATACTTACACGCAATCTGAAATCCAGGCTATAGCCAATGCTCTAATTACTGAGCGTCGGCGCACTAAGGCTTTGGAAGACGCCTTGCGTGCACATGGGTTGATTGATTAATGATTACATTCACTCCAACACGCAACATCGACCTGATAGAAATGGTTGGCAACCACCCCGACATCATTGCCGGAAGCAACAACGGTGACGGATACGACTACAAGCCTGAGTGTCGTTACTTTGAAGTGAACGTACATGGTCAGTTCGGTGGCATCGTGTATTACAACGAGATTCAGCCGATGACCTTTGACTGCCACGCCATGTACCTGCCTGAGATTCGCGGATTCAGTAAGGAAATCGGACTGGCGTTCTGGCGATACATTCTCACCAATACCACCGTTCAGTGCGTTACATCATTTGCTGCACGCAAATTTCGCCACGGTCAGATGTACTGCGCAATGATTGGCCTTAAGCGTGTAGGAACCATCAAGAAATACTTCAAAGGCGTGGATGACGTGACTTTTTACAGCGCCACACGCGAAGAACTAATCGACTTCCTGAATCACGGGAGATAGCCATGTTATATGCATTTAAGCTGGGCAGAAAACTGCGCGGCGAGGAACCTTATTGCCCTGAAAAAGGCGGGAAAGGTGGCAGTTCTGATAAAAGTGCAAAGTATGCCGCAGAAGCTCAGAAGTATGCCGCAGACCTGCAAAATAAGCAGTTCAACACCATCATGAACAACCTGAAGCCGTTTACTCCTCTGGCTGATAAGTATCTCGGCAGCCTCGAGAACTTATCGTCTCTGGAGGGGCAAGGTCAGGCGCTAAACCAGTATTACAACTCTCAGCAGTACAAAGATCTTGCTGGTCAGGCTCGCTATCAGAGTCTGGCTGCAGCGGAAGCAACAGGTGGATTGGGTTCCACCGCAACCAGTAATCAGTTAGCAACAATCGCACCAACGCTTGGTCAGCAATGGCTATCTGGACAAATGAACAATTACAACAACCTGGCAAATATCGGTCTTGCCGCTCTTCAGGGGCAGGCAAACGCCGGGCAAACATATGCCAACAACATGAGTCAGATTTCACAGCAAAGCGCGGCGCTGGCGGCGGCAAACGCCAACCGACCGTCAGCATTGCAGCAGGGTGTTAGTGGTGCTGCATCCGGTGCGCTTTTGGGTGGTGGCATAGCCAGTGCTCTCGAGCTATCAACTCCGTGGGGTGCTGGTATCGGTGCTGGTCTTGGTCTGCTTGGCTCGTTGTTTTAAGGGGTAATCAATGGCTACGTGGCAACAGGGTATTAATTCTGGTGGTTTTCTGGCTGGAATTGGTGCGCAAAATGAGAATGCGCCAAAGGCAAGCGACATTAACGCAACGCTTGGTCTGATCCGCGAAAACAATGAACTGGCTCGCTCAGGTGCAAATAACGTTGGTCTGACCGCGTTACGTGGTCTGGCTGGAGTTGCTGATATTTATAAGCAGGAACAGCAACAGAAAGCGATTAATGCGTTCAATAAGGTTCATGCTGATGCATGGGCTTCTGGTGATCCATCGGGACTATTTAAGTTTGCCAAGGAAAATCCAGCGTTTGTTGCGCAGGCACAACAGGCGTTTTCCGGTCTTAATGAGCAGCAACGCAACGATATGGGCGATTTAGCCATGAGGGCTAACGTCGCTCTTTCTCAGGGACCGGAAGCCTACAGTAAATTCATTACTGACAACAAGGACAGGTTAAATCGCGTTGGTGCTAATGCTGACTGGATGATTCAGACAGGTATCCAGAATCCAGAGCAGCTATCACACATGCTGACTACTATGTCTCTCGGTGCGCTTGGACCAGAAAAGGCGTTTGCTGTTCAGGACAAGATGGCTGGTCGTGAGATTGATCGCGGAAAACTTGCAGAGACAATCCGCAGCAATCAGGCTGGCGAGGCGCTAACAGCGCGTGGTCAGAATATCACGATGCGCGGTCAGGATTTATCGATGCAGAGAGCATCAATGAAAGGGTCGGTTGGGAATAATGAGCGTACAGTTCAGTTAGCAGATGGCAGAACTGTAACGGTAGGCGGGAAGCTTCACGGCGCTGGGGCTAATGCGTTCTACGAAGGTATCGACAACGAGGGGAATATGGTTCGCGTCCCTGCTGGCTCTATTGCCGCTCCGGCTACATCGGCAGCAAGCGCACAGAATTACGCAATGAAGAAAGATCTTGATGCAATTTCTGGTGCATCAATTGACGATCTTGGCTTCATGACTGGCATTACAGGCTCTTCAGGTTCTCCTGCTCTTGGTGCAGATATTCGTAGCCGTGCATCTGGTGGTGATCAGAGGAAACTATACAACGCGGCACAGCGAATCCAAGGAAAGATGCAGAATCAGGGCATTGCAGCAGCCAGAGACATGGGGGCATCCGGTATCAACACCGTTGCAGAAGCAAAGATGTATTTTCAAGGTATGCCACAGGTTGATTTCTCAAGCCCTGAAGCACTGCAACAATCAATGCGCGACATTCAGCAATATACCGACAATTACAACCAGCAATATAACGTTAATGTTGGTAAATCTCAGCGGCAGCAATCTCAACCTGCACAGGTATCACAGCCAGCAGCCAGCAGTAACTTTTCTTCACTATGGGGTGATTAATGGCTAAAGCATGGAAAGATGTTATCGCTTCTCCACAGTATCAGGCGTTAACTGAAGAACAGAAAGCACAGGCTCAAGCGCAATATTTTGATGAGGTTGTTGCCCCTAAGGCTGGTGACAAATGGGCTGAAGCAAGAGATCAGTTTTATGCAGCATACCCTCCGCCTCAGCAGCAGAAAGAAGAACCATCATTGATGCAACAAGCTGGCGATTGGCTCACTGGTGGTCAAAGTGCAGGGCAAATTGCAGAGCAGGCTGGTCGTGGTCTGGTAAACATACCATTTGACGTATTGCAGGGTGGCGCAAGTCTGATTAATGCAATCAGCCAGGGGCTTGGTGGCCCCAAGGTTTTGGACGATGTCTATCGTCCAGTAGATCGACCAACAGACCCTTATGCGCAAGCTGGAGAAACAATTGGCGGGTATTTAGTTCCAGGAGTTGGAACGGCAGGAAGCATGGCTATTGGATCACTGGCAGAGGCCGCAAATCAGGAAGGCGATTTCGCACAAAATGCAGCTAAAAATGCCGGAGTTAACCTTGCCGCTCAGGGGGTTCTTTCCGCAGCAGCAAAGGGAATAGGGCGTGGAATTACTGCTGTTCGTGGCGAAATATCACCAGCAGATCAGCAATTGCTCAAGCGTGCCGCTGCGGCAGATGTACCAGTTATGACATCGGATGTAGTTCCTCCAAAAACAAAACTTGGCAATCAACTGCAGGGTTACTCAGAAGGAGTCATAGCTGGTACTGGACCAATGAGAGCCGCACAGCAGGATGCCAGAACCAAGCTTGTTAATCGCTTCACCGAAAAATACGGCGACTACGATCCATCTGTAGTCGTTGATAGTCTAAAGTCAGGCGTTGCAAGGGAAAAATCGTTAGCCAAGTCAAAACTAAACAGCCTGTCAGGAAGAATGGTTGGAAAGCCAGTTGATACAAGTGGCGCCATAAGAGCTATCGACGGAGCAGTAAACGAACTTGGGAAACTTAAAGGTGTTTCTGACACCCAGACCATTTCTGCGCTTAATGATTATAAGAATGCCATTCAGGAGATAACAAATGGAGATGATGCCTTTGAGTTACTTGATAAGCTGAGAACTCAGTTCCGCATTGACGTAAAAGGCGATCGTACAGTTCTGCCATCAATGTCGCAAACAATGGTCGACAGGGTCTATAACTCGCTAACCAATAGCCTTAGTAAATCTATAGCGAAAGGACTTAGCCCAAAAGATGCTTCAGCATGGAGAGCGGGAAAAGCTGATTATGCAAAAATGGCAACACATGCAACTCAAACGCGCCTTAAAAACGTTCTAAACAAAGGAGATTTAACTCCCGAGGCTGTAAATACCATTGTGTATGGACAATATGGGTCAGATATAGCTCGATTGTACGGGAAACTCGATCAAAAAGGTAAAGACATGCTAAGGGCGGCATATATCAGCAAAATAGCTGACAAGGTAGGTGACAGCCCTCAGAAAATGATGACCGAGCTTGGCAAGCTGCAAAAACAAGCAAATGGTCAGGTGTTTAAAACTGTATTTGGTGGGAAGAACGGAAAAGAGATAGAGGGGATGTTATCTATTCTCGATGCTACCAAAAGAGCATCTGAGGCTAATGTTGTGACGAAGACTGGCATGACACTCGCGCCTTTGGTAAGGGTTATTGGTAACCTAAAAACCGGAGGCGCGCTATTGGCTGGGGAAACAGGGATTGGCCTTATGTCGAGGGTTTATGAAAGCCCTATGGCCAGGAATGCGCTCTTACGTCTGGCAAACACCAAAGCAGGAACGCCAGCCTATGAAAGAGCGCTGAATAACGCTGCGAATGCCATCAGACCGCTGCTTGCCACTGAGGCAACACAGCAGTGACTAAATGCCATGGATGGTTATTTCCCTAGCACATGAAACAATGTTTGCTTTAATTCCACCCATACAATTATGACCACTATAGACAGACAAAAGAAACTGAATGCATTGGCATCACGATCGAAACCTTCTCCGGCACTAAATCCGTAAAAGGTCATAAAAAATATAAAAATTGCGCACTTTGCAACGTTTACAAATTTTTTCTTCACACCAACCTCCTTAGTTTTGCGCAGGATACCATGAAAAAAGTTAACATTGGAAACGTACCAAAGATGCTCGTACCGCTCTTTGAGAGCGGTACCATTGTGTTTTGTAGAGACTTTCCAGAATGGCAACGCCTGCATCAAAAACTTGGCGTTGACGTGCATGACTCGGACGCCAACGGAGCGTCTCATACAATGAGTAGCGAGAATGGTGTTTTGCATGTGATAGGCGTGTTCAATGGCAAACTATCTACTATTGCCCATGAGTGCGCTCACATGGCATTCGATATCTGCTCAAGGGTAGGTGTTGATGTTGAACCAGGAAGAGCCAACGAGACTTACTGCTACTTAATGAGCAGGCTTGTTGAGTTCTGCGAGCGACATATCAAAAAGCCGGAGTGACCCGGCTTGATTATTACTTTTTTTGGTATGTTAAGAATGGCAAGTCGCCAGTGTACCCCAAGCGGAAAAGCTCCAATTGCTTATCTCTTATGGATAAAAAATAATCGTTTCTTGCCTTTTTAAGCCACAACCAGCCGATCATCAAGATGAATAATATTGATATTATTGGCATCGGGGAGATCAACACCACTCCGATGAATAATGACGCTAGCAGCACCGATAAAATAGCAGAAATCATACTAATCTCCCACTAAGGTAACAATATGACTATAGAAGAACGTCTGAACAATATTGAGTTGAACCAAACCCTGCTTGACCAGCGACTTTCAGATCTTGAGCTTAAAGATTTGGATGCGCAAATATCAGAAGCAGAAGCCAAGCTCTCCAGCTTAAACCACCGTAAGAAGCAAATCCGCGACAGAATTACTCATGTAAGCGGAAGTTGTTGAAATCCTTGTCTATTTTTTCTCAGAGCTCATATTGTAATAGGTGGTATAAATAGAGATTGATTTCTGACATGCTTCAAGAAATTGCTGCGGAGTCATCCCAAGCCTTGCTTGCTCTGTAGTAAGGAATCTCTGTAAGAATTCATTCCCACCCGGCATGTTTGTAGATTCTTGGAATATTGCCATTTGTTTGATTGCACCACACATACCAGCCATTTTAGAAGCTATCATGAGGCCTTGTATTTCATCAAAACTGCTATCGTCTGATTTTGTTTCTGCGTTAGCTATGCTCGAGAGACACAGGAGCAATAGGATAGCTATACGTTTCATTTTTCACCATTGCCATGCATACATTTTAACTTCTCAACATCATGCTCAAGCTCTATCAGTCGCGATGCTATAGTTGCAAGATCTAGTGCTTGAATGTGTTTGTTTTTTTCGGTCCATGCTTCAAGTGCTGCGACCATCTCAGCATTTAATGAACGAGAATTAGCCTCAGCCAGTTCAATAAGACGTTCCTTTATCTCTACAGGAAGCCTCAGATTCACTTGAGGGTTTTTGTACTTACGATCAGACATCGGCGCATCCTGAATAATTTTTTACCACAGGATATGTAGGTATCTATTGACTATCAATGCGTACCTAAATACTATGTATGCGTACCACATACAAAGGAGCAAAAATGAAAGTTAAGACATTAAGGATGCCAGAATGGCTGGAAAAGGCTTTGGAGCAGTCCGCGAAAAAGGATGATCGGTCGTTCAGTAATGAGGTATTGAGGAGACTAAAGGAGTCAGTAGCTAAGGATGGAATTGTTTGTCCAGAATGAGTAAAGCCCAAGCTATTGCGAGTAGCCCGGGCTTAAATCGCCAGTAAATTTTGAGGAAAAACTGACATGAAAAGTATAGCAACAGCAGTATCTACTATCAACGTGCCATTCCACGGCGCAGAGCTTTATGTCGTCAATCACAACGGTGAGCCGTACACCCCAATGAAACCTATCGTTGAAGGTATGGGTATGGATTGGGCTTCACAGTTTACGAAAATAAAGCAACGGTTTAAAACCTCCATTGTGAAAATCACAATGCAGCTTCCTGGTGATGAACAGTGCCGTGAGATTATTTGTTTGGCACTTCGCAAACTTGCTGGCTGGCTGCAAACCATCAGTCCAAACAAAGTCCGCCCTGAAATCCGCGACAAGGTAATCCAGTATCAGGAGGAGTGTGACGATGTGCTCTACGAGTACTGGACTAAAGGCCATGTAGTTAACCCACGCAAGGCTAAAAAAGCGTTGCCGGGTAAAATCACCACTGAACAGCAGGAAGCCATTAAACAACTCGTCATGAGTCGCGGTCAGTCTCTGCCAAAAGAAAAACAGGCTAAGGCGATGATCACCATGTGGTCGTCACTGAAATCCCATTTTGGATGTTCATACAAAGAAATCAGTGAGGGGCAGTTTACCGAAGCACTGTCACTTGCAGCTCGAGTTCCGCTTGAAGGTGAGTTCATTGGCAAACAAGAGAAGAAAACCAACGAGCTTTCTGCAAAAGAAGCAAACAGCCTTGTATGGTTATGGGATTATGCCAACCGCTCACAGGCATTATTCCGCGAACTGTATCCGGCGCTGAAACAAATTCAATCGAACTATTCCGGCAGATGCTACGACTATGGTCATGAGTTCTCGTATGTTATCGGAATGGCGAGAGACGTTTTAATCAATCACACACGAGATGTTGATATTAATGAGCCAGACGGACCAACGAATCTTTCCGCATGGATGAGACTTAAGAATAAAGAATTACCTCCTTCAGTACATAACTACTGACAGATAACCAACGCAACGACCCAGCTTCGGCTGGGTTTTTTTATGCCCAAAATTCACCGTAGCTACGCTGCGGCGATTCCTTGTATCTGGAGCAAATTAAATGACAGACATTACAGCCAATGTGATCGTATCGATGCCTTCGCAACTCTTCACTATGGCTCGTTCTTTTAAAGCCGTAGCCAATGGCAAAATTTATATCGGTAAAATTGACACTGACCCGGTAAATCCTGAAAACCAGATTCAGGTTTATGTAGAGAACGAAGACGGCTCTCACGTTCCTGTATCGCAACCAATCATCATTAACGCTGCTGGATATCCGGTATATAACGGACAGATTGCTAAGTTTGTAACTGTGCAGGGACATTCAATGGCTGTATACGATGCCAACAATGCTCAGCAGTTTTACTTCCCAAACGTGCTTAAGTACGACCCTGATCAGCTTGAGTACAGACTTAGTCAGCCTGATGGGTATCTATTAGTTGGTGGGCTAGCAGAACATTATAGCCTTCCTGTTAAGTTCGTTGTTGTAGATAACGCACCTTATAATGGAGATTTAAAAGCAGCACTAACAGCAGCAACATCTGGTAGTGTTTTTTGGTTGGGTAAGAAAACGTATAACATTACGGGGTTATATGGTGTAAATAGAAACACCGTTGAGAATATTACTATTGTTGGCGCTGGAATGCCTCAGCTGTCATCTGACAAAAGATATCTCATGGACGGAACAGGAACCATCATTCAAGGTACAATTAAAAATCAGGCCAAGGGATTCAAAATATTTAATTTAGGTATTGACGTTGGTGATTATGTTTCTCAAAACGTTTATCCGTCGGTTACTTATGAAGATGGCCTGCAACATTATGGCGCTGGCAGTAATGCCAACCTTGAAATAAATAATGTAAAGCTCCTTAACACCGTGACAGACCCGTCAAAACCTGGCACTCACAGCTTACTGCTTGAACAGTTGTCAGGTGTTAAATTAGGGTACGTGGAATGTATCGGCGGTTTTCATGGTTTTACAGTTAAATGCCAGGGTTTGCAGGGTGGAATTGCACACTGCTACGGTCAGTATGGTGATGCATTTATTTTCAAATCTGATTCTGGCGGGGCGTGTGCCGATAACTACATGGAAAGAATCGCAGTTGGTCTTTATGACAACTCCGGATGGCCTGATGTCACTATGGGCGGGATTTATGATGCTCATGATAACGTAACAATCGACAGAATTGGTATTGGTGAGTTAATTGTACAGAATGCATCATGGGGATTGATACCGTCTGATGCTAATACCGGATTCATAACAAACGTCAGCATTGGTAGGTACTCTGCATTTAATGTCTATGGGAACTATTATTCATTAACCATTGATAATAAATGTGTTGGTTGGACTATCGGTGAGCATAGGATTAGTAATGCTTCTGGCGGTATTCGTGTTCATCCTGATTCAGTTGAGATAAATATAGGAACAGGATCGTCAAAAGGTAACACAAAAAGTGGTTATGCACTCGGTGGGAATAGCTTGACCCATGGAAAGCTATTTGCAAATGAGAATGGGGAGGCAGGAGTTGATTATCTTGGTGGCCTGGGTCTTGATGCTTCTCTCATTAATGGATACATCAACGGTACTGTTCTTATTTCAGGTTATCCAGGTGTAAAAGACGGAAATCCATTAAATGGATGGGCAGATACCGGAGCTTTCGACATGATTTTAACTGGCAAGACAGTGCAGGTCACAGGGTCGCTGACGCGCGGAACAGCAGCAGTTGCATATAACACTATTTCTGCATGCAGACCTATAAAACGAGTTCCCATTCCTGCGTGGGGGGTTAGTGCATCAAGCACAATGATTCCTGTCGAATGTTATATCGAAACAAACGGACAGTTAAACGTAGCTGGGTTCGCATCAATACCAGTCGGTGGTACTGTGAATTTTAACGGAAATTATTTAACTAAATAG